GACCCTGAACGACTAGATCGAGTCCATCGTGACGGGCGATCACCCCAAGGCCACCGAGATGGCCCTGCATGCTCTGTGCATGCTCCAGTGCGAGGCGAACTCGCTGATGCGGGAGATCATCGCCCGTCTGCCCAAGCCGACGGACCCCGCCTTCACCCCCGAGATGCAGCCAGAGACGCCCGACGGTGGGACGGCCAGCAACCCGTTCGACAAGTTCATGACGGCGACGTGACGTGATGATCGTCGCAGCGACCTCCTGGCCAGATGCCGCCATCTGGATCGCCGCCATCATCGGCGTCACGCTGTACGGCATCTTCGGGAAGAAGGACATCCTGTGAGGGTCTTAGGGTTCGGCAGCAGGACATTCGGCCGCGCCACTGACCCAGCGACAGGCCGTCTGACAGACGCCGCGTTGGCGGACCGAGACATGCTGGTCAGTGCCCTCCAGGGCATCTATGACGTCCACACTCTCGGCTTCCTGACGTTGTACGCCGACGAACTGACCGTGATCGCAGGCGAGGCGCGAGGCGCCGACGAACTGGTGAAGGAGTGGGCCATGGTTCCTGGCCCGCACCCAGCGGACACGGAGCCAGGCAACACCGACATCTGCCACGTGTACTACGAGGGCTACCCCGCTGACTGGGAGCGCTACGGTGGTCGTGCGGGGCCGCTACGCAACAGCAAGATGCTCAGCGTCCTGCTGGCAGGCGACCCCCATGAGCGCCGCCTCGGCATCGGGTTCGTGGACAAGCCGATCGTGGAGAGCCACGGGTCCTACAACATGATGCGCCAACTGCAACGTGCCCAAGTGCCCACCTACATCGTGGAGAGCCGCAAGTGAGCAAGTCCAATGTCTGGTTCACCAGCGACACGCATTTCGGCCACAAGAACATCATCACCTATTGCAATCGTCCTTTCCCTGACGTAGTGGCGATGAACCAAGGTCTTGTGGACAGGTGGAATGCGGTCGTGGGCGAGCAGGACTCAGTTTGGGTCCTGGGTGACGTGGTGTGGGGTAGCGTCTCGTCCGCTGCCCCGTGGCTCAGCCAACTGAAGGGCCAGAAGAACCTGATCCCTGGCAATCATGACTCGGTCTGGGCGGGGCACAAGCACCCGTCCAAGCCTGGTGAGTGGAAGCAGTTCGGCTTTCGGGTCATGAAGGGGAACGAGCGCATCGTCTACCCTGACTTCAAGGTGACGGCGTGCCACTTCCCGTACGTGACCGCCCACTACACCGACGAGCGGTACGACCAGTACAAGCCCAGGGACAAGGGTGAGTGGCTGCTGCACGGTCACGTGCATGATGCCTGGTACGTCCAGGGTCGGCAGATCAACGTCGGCGTGGACGTGTGGAACTGGCAGCCCGTCCACCTGGAAACCATCCGAGAGATCATGAGAGAGGGACGGTGAAGAAGCTACCCAAGGTCAAGATGAAGCTACCGAAGGCCAAGCTCCCGAACCCACCCATCAAGTGGGGCGGGAAGCTGAAGAACCTGCGCAAGGGAGGCAAGAGGCGATGACCGCTGAGGCCTTCGCCTACTTCCTGTGGAAGTGCAACGATGTCGGGTTTGAGGAAGCGCTCCTGGAGCGCACCTCTTGCCTGCCACCTGACCCCGAGATCAACGCCCTCGTTGCCGTGATCAAGGCTGGCTACAAGCTGGCCTGGGAGCGCGTCAGCGCTCTGGCCAAGGAGTGGGACCTGGAGGAGGAGTTGAATGACGTTGAATGCCACCCATAGCCTCATCGAGTGCTGGTGGGAACTCTTCGACGGGAACCGCATGGCCATCGGCACCGAGGAGGGTGGTTGTGAGCGCATGGCGGTAGCGGAGGACTGGGTCATGTGGACGGAGGGCCACCTGCGCGGCGTCAACCCGCCTGTGGGCGTCTACCCGATGGTCCTTCGGCACAAGGGCGTAGCGAAGCCTGCGCATACCGAGTGGCATCCCGAGTGGCGAGTGAAGTGGGGGTGCGTGGACTTTGACGAGGGCGACAAGGAGTCCTGGGTCCACGCCAAGAACACCTACCTGGCTCTGACCACGTTCGGCATCACAGGCTGGATCGAGCGTAGCAGGTCCAAGGGTTACCACGTCTGGGTGTTCTCGGACGAGTGGGTTGACGCTCCGATCATGCGGTACGCTCTGCTGGCCGCCTGCCAGTTGGTTGACGCTCCCACGAAGGAGATCAACCCGAAGCAGACACACCTGCTGCCAGACCAGTTGGGCAACTACGTCAGGCTGCCCTACCCTGGCGGCCTCCAGCAGCCCCGTCCAGCCCGACGCGTCGTGGTCCCTGCCGATGGGGTGGTGGCCTACTCCCTCTCAGAGTTCGTAGGAAGGGCGTACAAGTCTCGGACCAGTACGGAGCCGCTACGCACGCTCGCAGAGCGTTACGTGGAGCCTGAGCGGCCAATGGTGCGACGTGACTGGAGCACGCACCCCTCCGAAATGCGAGGGGACGCTATCGATCGGTTGATGGGTAAGGCCCTGGTAATCTTTGAGCAAGGACCGCTTGAAGGTTCTGGTCGGGGTCACACCCTCTACAAACTTGCCTGCTACCTGAAGGAAGACGGCCGACACACGGTCGAGGAAGCAGTCGAGTTGGTGCGTGACGCCGACAGCCGCTGGGGCAAGTTCTACGCCCGTCCTGATGGAGACAAGCGCATCATGGAGTTGATCGAGAAGGCGTGGTTCTCCCCCCGTTGACCTGGGGGTCGGATGTACCAGATGACAGTTCCTGGGCGATCACGCCCGAAGGAGAGGCCGAGGGTCCTGCGCTCTGGCAGGACCTTCACTCCTCCTCGCACTCGTGAGTGGGAAGCTGAGATCAAGCGACTCTACGGCGGACCCAAGTTTGAGGGTCCTGTCGAGGTCCACATGGTCTTCAGTGCCACCGAGACACGGATCGTGGTGCGACCTGCTCCGCAGGGCGCTCCGCCTCACAGGGCTGACATCGACAACCTGATCAAGCTGGTCCTGGACGGACTCCAGGGCGTGGCGTACGACAACGACTCCCAGGTCGTGTACGTGGAGGCGTCCAAGTGAACTACGACCTGATCGCTGCGGTCATCATCATCTGGGTGTGGTGGGTCCTGCGGTCGAGGCTGCGCTGATGAACCGCAGGTCAACCTACGAGCAGCCTAGGCGGGGGCACGACACGGAGTACGAGCGTCTACTGACACCGTCGGAGGCGAAGCAGAAGGTCCACCCACTGGCGAACGAACGTGCTCTCCTGCTAGGTGGTGAGTGCGACTTCAAGACCGTGGACGTGAAGTCCGATCAGACGGAACTCATGATCGCCCTGCCTGACACGAGGGAACTCACTGTCCAGGTGTGGGATGAGATCAGCGCTCTGTCCGCTGTGCCGATCAACTGCGACCTGAAGGTAGCCCGCTACTATCGGTCGTACTACCTGAAGCACAAGAACCAGATCGTAGGGTGCATCTTCGAGTGGGATGAGACGCGATGACGCAGTTCCATCAGAAGGACTGGGAAAGCCGCTACGCTCAAATGGGCGATGAGGCTGAGGCTAAGTTCGATCAGGTGCATCCCAACAGTGCGCCGTTCGGACTCAACCGTCCTCCCGTCAATCTCACCAAGGTGCCTGCGTTTATTCGCTATATGCCCGACCGACTCATGCACGACCGCCTGATCGAGGTCATGGGGGTCGGCAGGGATCAGACGTTGAAGCTGAAGACGGACAAGCTGTTTCACCTGCATCACTGGAACAGCATCCACCCTACGTGGTTGTTCCTGTGGGACTCACACAAGAAGCGCTGGGCGGAGATTCTCGTCTCTGACCTGGTGGGTGTGGTCCTGCTGACGGAGGTCAAGGAGTTCCCCGAGGGCAAGCGGTACTACTCAGTCCCTGTCGATGCACTTCCTGTGGAGTGGCACAATGACGACGCCTAAGGGCCACGGACCCAGTACGAGGGTGGTTGACAACCGTCGCCACACCAGTGCGTGGGCACAAGACCCCCGCAATCAGCGTCTCGACAAGATGTGGGAGTTGAAGCGGGCACAGCCAGGGTCTGAGACGGAGGCCCTGATGATGGCTGAGCCAGGTGACGATGCCCCTCCCGACGTAGCGGCACATCCGCTCCAGGAGGTCATCGCTGAGGCGTTGGCCACCTTCACTGAGACGGAACGTGACCTGCTGGTGATGAAGACGGTCGAAGGACTCTCGATCCGTGACATCGCAGAGGTCATGCGCCTGTCTAAGAGCGACGTTCACCGTCGCCTTAAGCCGCTGCTTCAGCGGCTTACTGACCTACTGAAGGATCACCCAGAGATCAGGGAGTACCTCGATGGCTGAAGTACGCACGAGGTCCGCTACGGGCGGAGAGAAGGGCGTCAAGCCCGAGCGCTACGACCTGATCCCTGTGGAGCCTCTGGCTGAGGTTGCACGCCACTACGGCGCAGGAGCGGCCAAGTACGATGACCGCAACTGGGAGCGTGGCTACCCCTGGTCCAACAGCTACGCAGCCATGATGCGCCACGCCAACGCGTTCTGGTCAGGGGAGGAGATGGACCCTGAGATGGGCACAGCCCATCTGGCAGCGGTCGTGTTCCATGCCTTCACGCTGATGCAGTTCGCCAAGTACCACCGCAGCTACGACGACAGAAGCAGACTCGGAAGGGAGCCAGATGAGAAGCCAGTACCACGTGACAATCCAGCAGAACGCCAAGCCTCACACGTCTACGAGACACGACTCGGTCCTCGTGGTGGCACCATCGTGGGCCGCAGCCGCAATCCTGCTGATGGCCCTGATCGCTGAGGAGGATGACTGATGCCTCGCCACCCGCGTGATTGGACCCTGTTCGACGCCCTCCTGGTGCTCGTCTACGCGTTCATCATCTTCTGCGGCGGCGTCGTCCTGGAGGCGTGGGTCAATGTTCGTTGACCTCTCCAAGACCGTCTACACGTACGTAGTGGCCATCTGGGAGTTCTTCAGGTGTCCCTGCGGAGGAGAGTGACCAATGTGTGACAAGGCAGCCAGACAGACTGCCAAGCGGCTGCGAGCCATGAAGCGCATCATCCGCGGCAGCAAGTTCGCATCCCTCTACAGAAGGATCATCCATGCCTGACAGAACAGAGATCACGCCCCGCATGGTTGCGGAGGCGTACGTCAATCCAGGCAACACGTTCAAGGACTCGGCCGCCGCCTACGAGAACGACGACTGGATCAAACGAGTCGCCAAGGGCCTGACGGAGCAACTCAACCCGCCGCCCTGGACGGCCGAGGGTATCAGGGTCAAGCGTAGCGGCCCAGACAGGGAGACGCTGGAGATCAGCGTGTACACGGACAGCCGTCGCCACGGAAACGATACCGAAGTACGGAGGCGCATGGCCTCCGCCCTGGCGGAGATTCTCAACGAGAAGGACTTCAAGCGAGAGGACTACTCCTGAATGCCCAAGCCCAAGAAGATCATCATCACCGAGCAGATGGTCAGCGATGCGCTAGGTGAGGCTGGCGCTGCCTTCAGCGTCGGTTCCACCATCCGTCGCAGCCTGGCCGAGGCGCTGACCAAGAAGCTGAACCCTCCTGCGTGGAGGGTCGAGCAGCCCGACGGGCGATCCACGCCAGTCATCTACTACAGGGAGACACCCGTCCAACTTCACGTCTACTCAGGGACGCCGACGGCCGACAGGGCACGTCGTCTCCACATCGCTGAGTTGGTCGTGGAGTGTCTGAACACGAGGGGCCTGGAGGTCGAGTGAACAACGACGAGATCGCAGAACTGCGAGAGCAGAACATCGAGCGGGCACACGCCCTGCACGCCCAGGGCGCCCCGCTCCCGTCTCACATGGTGTTCAACACCTTCCTGACCACCCTGGTGGACCAGGTTCTGCCAGCAGGTGCGCCTTCCCGCCGACGCTTCGATGAGGCAGTCGAGCGTGGCATGGCCGACCTTCTCACTCAGGCAGAGCAGAACCTGAACCGCGCCAGGCTGATGGCGTCCATGGAACAGGAGCCACTTCGCCCGAGGGAGGCAAGTCAGGTCATCAACGTCAACGAGGTCCCTCCGCAAGAGGGATGGAGGTCATAACACATGCCAGTTCGCAACCCACGGGACTACGAGCCACCTCGTCACCTGCGTAGCGGCATCAGCCCTGTCAAGGTGGTCCTGTTGGGCCTCCTGGCGCTGGTGCTGGTCGCAGGTGTCTGTGTCGCTGGCTACCAGCTTGGCTGGTGGCTGAAGGCAGAGAACACCGACCGTCAGGTCAGCGTGGACAACCGCAACCTCGGGACTCAGACCGCCTGGTCTGATGAGGCCAAGAGCCTGATCCTTCGGATCGAGCTACTTCCCGACGACGCACCCGTCAGGGTGACCCTTACCCGCCGTGCCTGTGACCTCATCGGGCGCCTGAGTGATCCATACGTGACGGACGACCTTGCGTCGTTCCAGAGCCAGGAGTGCCAGTGACCAAGAACCGACTCATCGCAGCCCTTGTGGCTGTTGTCCTCATGCTGGGCTTTGTGGCCTGCGAGGACGGCAAGAAGGGTGAGGACGGTCGCTCGCGTGAAGCGAACGCCGTCAACACGGGCTTCGACCGTCTGACCCAGAGCCAGCAGGTCCCCACCTTCGACTTCAGCCAGGAGCGCCAGACGCTCATCGACGTCCTGTCCGCCCGTGCCAACGGGACCCACGGGACCGCCTACGCCACCGCCCTGGACGGCAGCCTCGTCTGGTGGTGTGAAACCGTGGGCGCACCCATCCCCTCGACGTACCAGCTTTCCAACCCGTCTCAGGTCATCGGCGGCGACGGCCGCGACACCGAGGAGCAGACCATCCCGCTCGGTGAGCCGTCGGGCGTCTACACAGGCGACAGCGCCGCCACCTGGACGCTCTGCCTGGACAACGCAGGTACGCCGTTCGCCGTCTACGAGGAACTCAGCGTGGGTTGGCGTAGCGGCATCGTCGAGAACCTGCCCGAGGATCGTCGAGCGGTGGTGAACGAGATCACCTTCGACTTCACGACCGAGGGTGCCGAGTGAAGGGCCAGGGCCGACGCGGCGGTAGGTGGCATCCCGCGGTGGTGCCTGGTGCCGATGAGGCTCTGGCGATCACCGCTCCAGACGAGGTGGAGGCTCCCGAGGTAGAGGCTCCTCAGGAGCCTCAGCACCGCTTCATCATCACACGTCATGAGGTGAGTCCCATCCTCCAGGCGTTCGCCCCACGAGGCAGGACAGAGACGGAGCCGTTCACGCCGCCCAGCAGGAACGCTGTTCTGTCCAGCACACGCATCGTTTCCTCGGAGTGCGTGGAAGCGGTCTGGTGGGTCCTCCTGCCCGACTGAATTTGGGACACGGTGTTGTAATGGGTGTAAGGCGTAGATATAACCATCTGCGCCTTCACCCATTCGATGCGGGAGCGTAGGTACGCAGGACGGCCTCATAAGCCGACCGTTGGAGAGTTCGAGTCTCCCTCCCGCCACGAGAGAAATCCCTGGTCAGAGGCTATTGACAAGGGGTGGTATACTGACCTCGGTCAGCCAGTGATCTTGGCGTCATCGTCTAACGGTAGGACACGAGGCCCTCAACCTCGTAGTCGGGGTTCAACTCCCCGTGACGCTACTGCACCTGTAGCCCAATGGCAGAGGCAGTAGGCTCAGACCCTATTCAGTGCGAGTTCGACTCTCGTCAGGTGTACTTGGTGGTAGGCACTCAACTTACGGGAGTGCCAAGGTTCAGGGGTAGGAGGTTCCGCCTGGGCCACCATGTTGCAGTAGCTCAACTGGTAGAGCACCACCCCGTCAAGGTGGGGGGTGCGGGTTCAAATCCCGTCTGTAACGCTCCAGAGTGGTGTAATTGGTAGCACACGAGGCCCTGAACCTCGGAGTCTGGGTTCGAAGCCTAGCACTGGAACTCGTACGTCGTTCAAGTACAGGACGTCAGTCATTGGGACTGGAAACGCTGGGTGCAGTTCCCAGCCGTATGACCACTCATTGCTTTGTCATCTAATGGCAAGATGCCTGGCTGTTAACCAGGTCATGGAGGTTCGACCCCTCCCGAAGCAGCTAAGCCGAGTGATCCTAGGTTCGACGTCCTAGGTGCGTGCGGTAGCGCTACAACGGACGCATAGCTCAAAGGCAGAGCGCTCGGCGGTCTTCAGGTATAGGTGTTAACGGTTGCACCCGTGGTTTGGGACCACGTGGACGAGGTTCGACTCCTCGATACCTGACGCTATAGCCAGGAGCTAGCTTGGCCTGGCCACCTCGCCAGAGGCGGGGGGTGAACGTGCTAGGGGAGGGTGGCCTCTGCTTAACAACCACACATGGTCGCTTAGCTCAGAAGGTAGAGCGGGAGTCTGAAACGCTCCGCGTCGGTGGTTCGACTCCACCAGTGACCACTCTAGGACAACTCATCGGTGAGGGTAGCTGGCTGTAAACCAGTGGCCGTCGTGCTGTGGGGGTTCGAATCCCTCTCCTAGAACGTAGGCCGCTACGTGACGTGCTGTCGAACTGGCAGGGCAGTGGCGAGCGTAGCGGCCCACTCAACTCACTCAACTCGTGCGAGATTAGCTCAGTTTGGTCAGAGCAGCGGCTTCCAAACCCGCGTGTCGAGGGTTCGAATCCTTCATCTCGTGCAAGGGCAGTCAACCCTGTCGGTTCCTCCCAGAGGTCGGCAGGGTCCTCACAAGGCCAAGTGGCTGCCAGCTTCTTGGAGTGGTGGCCGAGTCTGGCTTATGGCGCCGACCTGCTAAGTCGGTGAGGGTAACGCCTCCGCAGGTTCGAATCCTGCTCGCTCCGCTCTCAGTGAGAAGTCCTGGGTACGACTGAAACTGCACCCTGGAGGCCCGACCAACACATGGCCCGTGCTGAGGCATCACGTTAACCTGCCTCACATGGAAGGTATTCTCTAGCGGTAGAGAACCAGCCTTGAAAGCTGGGACGACAGGGTAACGCCTGGGGGTTCAACTCCTCTGCCTTCCGCAAAGCTCCCCACTCAGATTTAATTTCTGACGTCTGGGTGACCTGTGGTCAGAACGGGTTCGTAACGCCCTCCACCCCCCGTTGTGGGGGATTGGGCCGAACGGGGAGCCATTCCTTACCCTTGCGTGTGGAAACGTAGCGGCCCTCCTAAGGCTGTGATCCAGGTTCGACTCCTGGTGGGGGTGCGCCAGTCCTGGGCATGACTGTGTAAACTGCCTCCACATGCTGGTATAACTCAACAGGTAGAGTGCCAGGTTCTTACCCTGGTGGCGTGGGTTCGAGTCCTACTACCAGTACCGAGGCTTTGGCGTTTGTGCCTGCATAAGAAACAAGCGCCCCAATGGGGTAGGCTCTTGGGTAGCAGCGGTCCCTTGCAAGGACTGCCCGCAGGGTTCGAATCCCTGGTACTCCACGCCGAGCACGTACAACGAGTGAACCCCCTAAGTCGAGTGGTCCGTATTGGCGATACAGGGGTTCGGACCCTCCGCCACGAATGCGTGGTTGCGTGCTCAGCTTGCCGAGATGGTGAAATGGAGATCATCTCAGACTACGAATCTGAGGTTCTGGGTTCGACCCCCAGTCTCGGTGCTAGGTGCGGTGTCAGACGGACGCTACCCTTCGGGGAAGCCACACCGTTGATGCCGCACCGCTCATGCGCTTGTAGTGTTCAACGGTCAAGCACCCCTGCCTTCCAAGCAGGTAGTCTCGGTTCGAATCCGAGTAGGCGCTCTGAAACATCTGTCGTAGTAGTTCAGCCTGGTCTAGAACTTCTGCTTGCCAAGTAGACGACGCGGGTTCAAATCCCGCCTACGACTCGCCCGTGAAGGATAAGTGGTTTCTGCTTCCATGGACAGCCTGGTTCAATTCCAGGGTCCCGAGCGGGCTCCTTGGTCCTCTGGCTTAATGGTAGAGCGGCTGGTTTACACCCAGTTGGTGCGGGTTCGATTCCTGCGGGGACTACTGACGGGTAGCACAATGGTCAGTGTGCATCTCTGATAAGGATGCGATCTGGGTTCGATTCCCAGTCCGTCTACCATCATGGCGTACTAGCCGACAAGGCGACTCGTGCGGCTAGCGTAATTCGTTCCTTGCCAGTTCGCGGGAGTGCTACCACGGCTGGACAGTGCGAACGAAGCTCCAGGTTCGCCCCTGGGTACGCCACCATCTTGTACCGATGTCCGAGTAGCCAGGTACGGGCCTGCAAAGCCCGTCACGTGGGTGCAAATCCCACTCGGTACTCCATGTCGTTAACATAACGACATAACAACATGCCTGGGTAGTGTCAAAGGTAGCACACGCCTTTCGTAAGGACGTAGCGGGGGTTCGATTCCTCTCCTGGGCTCGGTGGCTTTCGACTAGTGGTCAAGTCACGAGGTTGTGTCCCTCGGAACACGGGTTCGATCCCCGTAGGTCACCCCATCTCATCAACAGGAGGACGCTGATGCCCGTGGGGCATTACCCCCATGATGGCGCCAAGCGTACCCTGAAGGCCAGTGACGGGCCTTGGAAAGGACTTCCCGTAACAGTCCATGACTGCTGCCCTGAAGCCATCCTGGAAGACGTCCGCACTGGTCGTGTTGTTGGCCGCTACGTCGCTGTCCTGGTTAATCAGAAGACGAGGACAGTGCGTAAGCTACACTGGGACGCGAAGCACCGTCCGACATGGAGCGAGCGCCTTGCCCTTGAACCATCAGCCGAGCGATTCCGACGACTCAGAAGCGCGATTCTTCTCTGTCCTTGCTACGTCAGGGTTGACGGATCAGGATGCCACGGACTTCGCCAACGTGACCCGTGACTTCTTCGACGCCTCCGAAGGCATCCAGTGCGGCATCCGAGCGGACGGGACTCCCGTCCTGCTCATGACCCTGACGCCTGAGGGCACCAAGATGATCCTCGACGCTGCGGCGGGCTGGCAGTCACACAACTGCCATCACGCACCAGAGGTCGGACTCTACCTGCTGCACGTTGCAGCGGACACGCTGCAACCTCTGCTAGAGCATCTGCCGAAGGAAATTCAGGAACTGAAGCCCTTCGGTCACTGATCTCACGTTGGGCACGGCGATGAGGACACAAAGAACCCCCGAAGTTGGGTGGCAAGCCCAGCCTCGGGGGTTCTCGTGTTTCTGGCCCGATTTCAGCCGCAGCAGTGTTCCTTGTACCCACACTCAGGACATCGCCAACGACACGACACTGGATCGTAGGTTGCCCCGCAGTTGTCGCAAGACACTCAGTTCACCACGGGCTGCTTCGTGCCGACCCTGGCGTAGCGGCTAGCCCCACCACGGCCCTTGCCTGACGCGCGTGCCTTCTTGCCGTTGTTGGCGGTGGACGTGCGACCAGCAGGGTTACCGCTGCGACCGCTGCCGACGCCCTTGCGTGCTCGTGTCTTCATCGTGGACTCCCGTTCCAGAACCTCTGCTGCTCTGCGTTCTGAGGAGCCTGAGGCAGGAGTCCCCTCTCACCAGGAGCAACCTGGGCAACGTTGCGAGCAATGACGATGGCTGAACCCAGCCAAGCCAGGACCGTCACGCCCCAACTCGCAACCCCCGCGGTGCCGTCGATGTCAGAGTTGGCCTGAAGCGTAGCCACTACGCCAGAGACAACGCTGGACACCAGGACCGCGTACGTGACGAACGTTGTCGCCACAACCTTGACTCGTGCTAGAAAGTCACTCACTGCGGGGCCTCCTTGACCGCTTCCTCGGCCGCCTCAGCCAACGCACGGACCTCCTCGGCCTGCTCCGTGTTGAGTAGCGCCTGGAGACGCCACTCCTGGCGACCGAAGGTGCCCGCCGCCTCCAGCAGGTCCTTGGCGTGCGTACCTGAGACGCCGATGTGGGGGAATCCAGCCGCGCCGTACGCCGCTACGTCCTCCTGAGACTTCAGGTGGACGAGTCCGAACCCGTTCACGACGTAGATGGCGCCGTCCCGTGGGTCCCTGAACAGATATGCCATGTCGTCATCAACCTTCTTCTGCCCTGGTGGGGCCTGTACCTGTGGGAGCCAGAGGGCCTGACTCTGCTCTCCGACCTGATCGTAGGTGACGGAGATGTGCATGTGCTTGCGGTGGGCGTTGGCGCCCGAGTAGACCCTGACGACCCACGGTGAAGGTCCCAGTCGTCCTGCGACGATGCGACCCTCGTAGATCACGTACTTGATCCGAGGATCACGCTTGGCGATCAGGTGGTTCCACAGCCACTCCAACTCGTGACCGACGTCAGCCTGGTTTCCGTCCAGGTCTTCGTCCAGGTCAAAGGCGTGGACCATCCCGTTCGCGTCGGGGTTGTGATCCGACGTGCGAGATGAGTGAGCGGCGTCCCCGATCCAGCCGTCCGAGGACTTGTCTCGGTTGGTGAAGCGGGCGTTTACCTCGTTGCGGAACGCCACCAGTGATGGAGCCAGATGTGCCATGTCACTCATTGACCACCAACGTCCCACCCTCGGCCTGAGCCCAGTCAGCCACCGAAAGCCTTGCCGATAAGAGCGCCGAACGTTCCAGCCGCCAGCATGAGGACCAACACGGCTCCCGTGGCCTTGGACTGCCAAGCCTGGAGAGGCTTGATTACTGCGTCCATCTTGTCGAGGAGGTTGGCGATGTCTTCCTTGGAAGCGTAGTCGCCACGCTCACTGCTGATCTGCTCACGTAGCTGGTTGGCCTTCTCGTCCTTGTACGTCTGAATCTGGCGTGCCAGGTCAAGAGCGACCTTGTCGGCCTCCTCCTTGATCTTCAGGGCCTTCTCGCGCTCAGTATTGACCTCACTGTAACGCCTGTCACGCTCGGCTTCGACTCGCTGGTCAGCCTTGCGCATTCGCTCGACGTGCTTCTGGAAGGAGATGTACTCAGCCTGCTTCACGCTCGACTCCAAGCTGCTCATAGGCGGCGTTCATGGTCTGACCCATGCGAGGCAGCTTGTCCTCGCCTGGAACCAGGTTCCCCAACTCCACCTGGGTGCTCACCCACTCCATCTCTCGGTTCACCCGACGGATGGCCTCGTTGCGCTGGTCTGTAGGCGTGTTGATCCTGAGTCCAGCGCCAAAGCCCATGCTGATCCATGAGGACAGCAGCCGCTCGCTGTACTTCTCCTCCGTGGGGAACAGACGTCGTGCTCGACCGTAGGTCGGCATCATCTGCTCCATGACATACATGTCCTTCTGCTTCATCATCCACTCACCATTGGCGCCCTGACGGGCCAGACCAGCCATGTCGAGAGCGGGCATGACGCCAGGGATGACGTTCATGAACGACGGCACTGGCTGGTACTCATCCCTGAGTGGGATGTTCTTGAACACCTGCTTGCCGAAGGCGTACTCCAGAGGCGTCTTGATGAACGGTGACACCTGAGAGAACGCAACGGTTGGGTCGGTCACGTCGTTCAGCGTGGTGAATGGCAGGTCTGGCAGCACGTAAGCCTGTCCCTCGCCCAGGTTGAACGGCATCCTGACACCGAGGTTCTCAGCGAAGTACGAGGGCACGATCTGCTCCTCGGGACTCAGCGTCTCGATCTCGTTCTTCAACTGGTAGAACCTGGTGAACTTGGTTGGCTTCTGTGCTAGCTGCTCCACCATGAGTGGGAAGTTCTTCCTCGTCCACGTGTAGAACGGGACGATCCTACGCATGACGCTGCGCTCAAAGCCACTCAGGTCGTCGTAGTCGAAGTGGTACTTCATCACTCGGTCGATGGCATCCTGGATGGTGCCGCCGTCCTTGATCGTCTTGTAGGCGAGCGTGCCGCGAGCCAGGTTCTCGACGTTCTGCTGACGACGACGCATGAAGGCCAGAGGACGGAAGTCCGTTGACAGAGGGTTCAGGTTCTTAGCGCCGATGTGGCGCTCGACCTCCAGCATCGTACCCGAACCGACCAGTAGACCTGCGTCGTGAATCTGCTGGAAGATGGCCTGGTCAGCGGGAGACAGCTTGGCGCCCGACTGGAACTTCATGTACTTTGCGTAGTCGGCAACGCCAATGCTTGCGTCAGCCAACCAGTTGTTGAACGTGGCACCGAACAGGTTCCTGAACACCGTGCCAGGCATCGACAGGGCGTAACCCTTCCACAGGTTCACGACACGGTCGTACAGACGCAGAGCAGGACGGATGCCCTCAGGACCCATCATGACCGTAGCGGCACGGAGGCCATCCACAATCCATGCGTCCTTGGTCATCGACACAGCGCCCACGGCCCTGAACTGATCGGGCATAGAGCGTACGAACGCCTCCTCCAGAGGCTTGCTGAAGTTGGCCTTGCCCAGTTCCTTCCAGGTGCGGGCGACCTTCTGGGCACCAGCGGCCGTACGCTCGGCCTCCACAGCCACAGCCTCGTAGCGCAGAGCACGTGCATGCTGTGCGTTCAGGTAGCCCTCAGCGATACGAGAGGCGTACTCGTTGTCGATCTGACGAGCGGCCTGCTCGCCCATCGCCTCGCGCAGGGCATCCTTCTCGGCGTCGATCTTGATGGCCTGCTGCTGTGCCTCGTCGGCCTGCGTCAGCAGGGCGTCCTGGGTAGCCCAGATGGCCCTGTCCTCGGCGGTCGTGTCCTTGGTGATCTTACGCAGATTACGCTGCGCCTCACGACGCTGGTTACGAATCTGAGCCAGTTCCACAGACAGGCTGTCACGGTCGGCGAAAGCAGACAGGACCTGTCCCTGGGTGGCGTCGATCTCCGTCTGGAGGTCACCCAGGCGCTCGCTCATGTACGCGCGCACGCGCGACCCATGAATCTCCTCGGGGAGGTCAGGGAACAGGCTGTGGACCAGCTTGTCGCCCAGGTCGTCAGCGGCCCTGAGGTCGTCCATCTCAGCGATCAGTAGCTCAGGGTTGCTGCGGTCAACGTCAGCGATACGCCCACGAGCGCGCTCGATGACACCCTGCTCATGCAGAATGGAAGCCTTGACCTCACTCAGAGCGTTGACCTTGTTGGCGGCGTCATCAGCGGGTAGGCCGCTACGCACGCTCATGTCATACTCCTGAACGGCCCGAGCTAGCTGATCGTCCACCCTGACCAACTGCTGCTCTAGCTGGGCGGTGGGCATGGCTGCCAGGTCTTCGAACTCCTGGAGAACATCCTCGATGCGTCGCATCTCATCGGTGATCTCGATGATGCGCTGCTCGTTGGCTGACATCTCTGTCAGGATCGCGCCGCCGACACCCTCTGGCTGGTCGAGGGCGTACATGCGATCGAAGATGCTCTCCAGTTCCTTGCGCAGCTTGGCCTGCTTAGCCTCCAGGCGAGTCACACGAGACGTGGCCCGATACGTCTCCATGTTCACCTTGTGGGCTAGCTCGACGTGAGCGTGGTCAAGGATGAACTTCTCCTCGGTGGCCAGGTCAACCTGGTCCATCAGAGCGTTCCTGCGAAGCTGGAGAGTAGCTGACTCCTCCCTCAGGAACGCCTCGTACTCACGGACAGCCTCAGAGTCCCCCGTGTCAGCCAGGCGTAGCTGGCGCTGCTGCTCAGCGATGTCGGCGCCCTCGTCCGCAGCACGCTGCACGAACGTCTCAGCGCCCTGCTGGGCCTCTGCTACGATGTCAGCCTCAGCCCTGGCAGCACGAGCCTTGCGGGTAGCCTTGTTGGCCCTGGCGGTGGAACGGATCGTCATGTGGCTGATGAACGCCTTGGCCCTGGCCTGCGTGTAGCCCTTGTCTGAAAGCTGCTTCACGTAGGCGGCGTCAGCGATGCCCAGGTCACGAAGCTGCTTTGACATGAACTCATCGCCGTAGCGACGAGCCACCCTGCGGATGTAGTCAGGCATGGCCTTGTAGGCGTCCTGCTCAAACCAGTTCGTCACACCCTCCTCATGGAGGATGTCATCGATCTGCTGGTCAACTGAGCGGACATCGTCGGCGTCAGGAGCGTGCAGCTTACGACCGAACAGGGAGTCGATCTGGTCCTGCTCCACGCCGTACTGGCGGCGGAAGTCGAACGTCTCACGCTTCAGGGACCCGCCCGCGTTGCCGTAGCCGCCCCTGGCGGCGATCATCTCATCCGATGGCAGACGCGTCGTGTAGTTCTCGCGCATCATCATCCATGGCAGGTCAGGGTCAATGCTGTTGGCCTCGTCCCTGATGGCAGGCATGAATGACTTGATGTCATCCACCAGCGTCTCATCGCCCTTGGCAGCAGCCTTGGCCAGGACACGGCTGATGGACTCACCAGCCACGTTGTCATCCAGGACCTCTGCGAAGGCGTAGCGGAGATCAACTCCGTCGATGTCGGCCTTCTTGGCTCGCTTGGCCATGGACGCCCAACGCTCACCCCACGTCGTCTCAAACAGACGGCGACGGAGGTCACCAGCGCTGCGGCTACCCACTGACAGCAGGGCCTTGGCTGAGTCCTCAGGGGAACCGAACAGCATGGCCTTGCGCATCTCAGGGTACTTCGTGAACAGCTTGGCCATGCCGTTGCCGAACGATCCCTGGGTCACCTTCGCGCGTGCGCGGGCAGCCACGCGACCGAGGCCCAGTTCCTTGTCGCTGATCTTGATGACGTTCTTGCCGCTGCGGCCCTGGATGACCCTGGACGGAGCGAACCCCTCCACGATCTTGTCGAACTTCAGAGGCGTCCTGATGTAGGTGCCAGCGGGGGCACCGATGACCTCACGGGCCACAGGGTCCAGCATCTGGTTACTGCGGTACTTGACTGCCCTCTGAGCGGCCTGAGAGGCGGCTACTTCGCCCTGAGAGGCCACGGCAGCCTTTCGGGCGATATCGTCCGCATAAACGGTTCCCGCACGCTCTGCGGCGCTTACAGCGGCCTCTCCGAGGGTCTGCTTGGCCTTCTGGGTCAGCAGTGCCCTGGCGGCTGGCTGGCCAGCCTCCACACCGATGCGACCTGCACCACCCGTCACGTACGTCAGGGGGTCAACCGCTACGTCCAGAGCGAAGCCAGGGATCGCAGCCTCGATGCCCGTGATCCCCTCCTGCTCCATGGCGGCGGTGATGCCAGATGCCTCACCCATGGTGATGTTGCGACGCACATCCTCCAT